CTATTCCGACGCCCTTTTCGCCCGGTCCTCCCGCAGCCATTTGTCGAACGTCGAGATCGACACCTTGAGGCGCGATGCTGCCTCCGACCTGGTGATATGTCCGTCCAGGTACGCCTTCCGCGTGGATTTGTACGTCCCGGGCCTTCTCTTCTTCGGCCGTCCGAATTTGACCCCGCGCGCCTTCGCCGCCGCGATCCCCTCGGCCTGTCGCTGGTGTATGCTCTCGCGCTCCACCTGCGCCACGTAGGAGAGCAGCTGCAGCACGATGTCCCCGATCAGCACGCCCGTGATCCCGTCGCGCTCGCGCCGCGTGTCCAGAAGCGGCATGTCGAGCACCACCACGGCGGCCCCGCGCACCTTGGTGATGTCGCGCCACTGCTCGATGATCTCCTCGTAGCTGCGCCCGAACCTGTCGATCGACTTCACCACGAGCACGTCGCCCTCACGCAGAACCTCCTTCATCGCTATCCACTGCGGCCGCTCGAAGTCCTTACCCGACGCCTTGTCCGCGAAGATGTCCTCCCGAGCCACCCCGAACTCCCGCAGCGCGTCCATCTGCCTGTCCAGGTTCTGCTCCCGCGTGCTCACCCGCGCGTACCCGTACGTCCTCGCCATCGAAACCCCGCCTTCCCGCCCGCGCGCCACCCGCCCCGACCTGCGCGGGCGCAAGCAGGCAGGGGCCCACGCGCCCACGTTAAAATGCGGTCGCAAACCGCCCGGCATACCCGGGTTCCCAACGCGCTGGTAGAATGGGCCGGTAACGGAACGGAGGCCCCAGTGGACAACGAAGCCCAAACGACCCAGATCCAAGACGACAACGCAAACATCGGCGCAGCCGAGGCGCACCCCAAGCCGATGCTCTCCGTCGACCAGCAGATAGCCCACATGAAAGCGAAGGGCATAACCTTCGACCTCGTCTCCGAGGCAGAGGCCGCAGCCCACCTGCGCGCCAAGTGCCAGTTCTTCCGCGTCTACGCCTACCGCCGCAACTTCGACCGCCGCGTCGGCGGCGACCGCGACGGGCAGTACGTCGGCCTCGACTTCGGGCATCTCCGCGTCCTGTCGAACCTCGACCGCAAGCTGCGCGACACCCTGCTCCCCATGGCGCTCGACCTGGAGCACTTCGCCAAGGTGCGCCTGCTCGCCGCAGCCGAAGACGCCGGCGAGGACGGCTACGCCGTCATGCGCGGCTACATGGCATCCGTCACGGACAGGCAGAGATCCCATCTGGAGCGCGAGCTCGACCGCCGCGAGGACGATCCCTATGCCGGCGATGTCGTGCGCAAGTACCGGCACGACATGCCGCTCTGGGCGTTCTGCGAGGTCGTCTCGTTCGGCGCCTTCCTCGGCGTCCTGAGGTTCTGCGCCGACCGCTGGGGCGACGCGGAGCTCTCGGACCTCCATTACCACCTCAAGTGGGTAAAGTCGATCCGCAACGCTTCCGCGCACGGCTCATGCGCAGTCAACGACCTCTCCGAGCGCCCGTCGCGCCGCTGGCGAGCGCCCGACGCCGTCACGAGGGCGCTCGCCTCGTGCGGCGTCCCGAAGCGCTTGCGCGCAAAGCGGCTCAGGAGCCCGCGCATGGCCCAGATGTGCACGCTGCTGTACCTCTACGACCGGACCGTCCCCGAGGGCACCGTGCGCACCGACCGCGAGCGCGCGCTGGCCGACCTGTTCGGCTACCTACACGGCGAGGGCGCCTGCCTCCCGAGCGAGAACCCGGCAGTTTCCTCGCTCACCTTCGCCGAGCGCTTGACACGCGGCCTCGGTCTGATAGACTGACTCGCATACAGCAAAACCTCCTCGGAGGTTTTTACGGGGCGGGAGTGCGAAAGCGTTTCTGCCCCGGTTTTCATTTGCCACAGAAAAGCCCTCGGGCTTTGTAGGGCGGGGTCGCGCAAGCGGTTCCGCCTAGTTTTTATTGACGAGAGATCCCGCACCCCACAGCCGCCCGCTGCCCGTCGAGGGCCGCACCGCAGCCCATCCGCCTGCGCTCCGTTGCGCGCGCGGCTCGGACCCGCCCCGCCCTGCGCGGAGAGCGCCACTCACGGCCATGCCCGCCGCTCCGGCTGTGTATGCTCCGCGGCTCGGGCCAGCCAGCTCCGCCTGCGTGTTGCTCCCGGCTCAGGCCAGCCGGCTGCGCCGTCTGCCCTTCGCGGCGGTCGCACACTCCGGCTACGCTGTCTGCCCCTCGCGGCGCTGCGCATACACAGCCTCCGCTCTGGGCATGGCCTGCCGGGGGTTCGACATGCGCAGGCCGGGTCGGTTCCTCGCGGCGGCGCGCACTCCGCTACGGCGGCCGGGCTGCTACGTTTTTCTTCACGTTCGCGGGCGGCTGTGGGGTGTGGGATCCGTTCGCGTCTCTCACTGAGGGGGCTGCAGGCGCCTCACGCTGACGCACGGCCGCTGCGGGGCCGAGAGCGCGTCGCCCACAGGCAGCGATGCCCACGCGCCCGCGAGCGAGCCGGACTCCGTCCCGAGCGACACCATGCCTCGCAAGAGCGCCCCGAAGCCCCTGACGGGGCCTCGGGGCTTGCCCAACCGGAAGTCTGATACCCGCCGCCCAAGCCGGGGAGCCGGGGCGCGTGCGCCGGGTCGCAGCCGCCGTCCGCACCGGCGCCGCGATCATCCGGCCGCGGCTCGGGCACCCGTCCGCCCCCACGGGCGCTTCGTCTGCGCCTCCGCGCCCGCCGGAGCGGCCGCGTCCCTCGCCTCGGACATCATCTCATCCGCGCCGGCGCGCCCGTCGCCCGCTCCTCGCGGCGGCGCCCGCGCCCCGGCACCCCGTCTCGGGCTGCGTCGCCGCCATCCGAACCGCCGCGGCTCGCAGCGGACCCGCCAGACGCCCCTCCGCGCCTCGCAGCGACCTCGCCCTCGCCGTACCACTTGGCTCGGTACTCCCACGGCTCCATGAGCCCCGCCGCGACCTCGTCCATGTCCTGGCGCTTCTCCGCCGTCGTGTCCGTGATGATGCTGTCGTCGAACGTCACCCTGATCCCGCCCTCGTCGGGCAGCCCCACGTCGAGCCGCCGCTCCACCGCGAGCAGTGCCCGGCAGATCCCTGCGATCGCGCCCTCCAGCGCATGCTCGTGTCTCCTGATGTTGCGCATCAGCGCCGAGTTGTCGGCCGACACCTCCGTGGCCGTCTTCACATACCCCACGTTCTCGAGGTCGAAGTAGTTGATGCCGAAGCCGCACAGGTCGCCGAGCGTCTGCAAGGCGACACGGAACGCCCGCGCCTGCGCCTCGGTGCGCAAGGCCGGCGCGAACTCCTGTATCGTGTCTTCGGTAGACATCACCTTCCTGAACACCGTGCAGTCGCCTTTGCCGAACGGGATCGACACGCGCCCGCCCTTGCCGTCGCGCTCGACGTCGAACATCACATCCGACAGGAACACCCGCATCTTCCCGTTGTCGATCTCGCTCATCATCGCGTCGTAGCAGAGGTCGACCGCCTGTATCGCGTCCACCGCGTCCGCGAACACGCTCTGCCCGTAGGGCGACATGTCCACCCGCGTGTTGTCGACGGCAGGCTTCACGAGCGCGAACGTGGGCCACGGCGAGCCCGTGTCGTACACCGGGCACACTCCCTCCGGCTCGACCCGGTTCCCGTCCCGGTCGAAGCAGGTCGTCACGATCCGGTACGTGCCCTCGCCTGCATCGTCAGTTAGGCGAGAAGGACCCGCCACCGAAGCCCCTCCAAATGATTCGCTTGGCGAGAAGAACGCGCCGCCCGCGCCCCTCAGATGCAGCTGCACCTGGTCGACGGCCCTCCCGCGCCAGAACGCCCGCGTCACGAACGCGCACTCCGTCACGCCCTCCTCGTCCCACGTGAGCGGCACGACCATCCGCGCGTCGTAGCGGCGCACGCGGACCTCGCCCGCGCCCGCGTCGACCCAGAGCGCCCACGCGCCCGTCCCCAGGCCGAACGCCCGCACCACGCACTCCTGCGCCGAGGCGAGAAACCCCGTGCGCGCCATCCACGCCGCGAGCCAGTCCGTGCACGCCTGTTCGGCGCACGCAACCTGCGTCCGGTCGTTCAACAGCAGCGACCCCCACTCCCGGCACACCCGCATGGCAGGGTGGATCGACCGCCGATGCACCTCGTACACCCGCCCGACCCCGTCGGTATCCCGGTAATCATAGAAATCCCCGAGCGCCCGCATCCACCGGTCCCACGCCCGTATGTGCGGCTCCATGTCCTCCAGCGGCAGCGTAAACCCCAGCGACCTCAGCCACTCCCTCACATGCTCCGGCACCCAGTACTCGTCATCCAGCCCCTGCACAGCGCACCTCCAGAACGGCCCCTAATATCGCCGCTCAGGTTAAGCGCCCGTCTCAAACTCCCGCTTTTCCCGCCTATCGCGTTCACGTCTATACCGCTCTCCCCATATGCGCATATGCACGCGCACAAAAGCCCCGTCGTATGGCTGCTATCTATGCTTCTGCAGGCAAAGGCACCCATGCTCCTGCTTATGCGGGCTGCATAAGCAGGCTCCTCGCGCCCAAGGTCGCTCGTCCGTCGCGCCGCCAAAGTCGGCGCTCCAGCTCCACGCGCCGGCAAGCCGTCGCGTTCCGCACTCCGTTAGCCAGCCCACGCCGCCGCAAGGCACGCCCGCACCTGCCACAGATCCTCGGCGGCATGGTCTGTCTAACTCCGTAGCTCCGGCAGCCCGCAAGCGGTCTGCCTCCGCAGCTGCGGGTGCCTGCTGCGCAGTCACCCTCCGCACCGCTCCGTGCCCGCTCCGGTCGCTCACGCTCCCTGCGCGGTCACTGCGCGGGCTCCGCAAGCCCCTTATCAGGGTCTTGCTCCGCAGGGGGAAGAGATGAACGAGAAGAACGGATCGACTGTCGAGAAGAGCAGGGACACGGTATAATCGGCGCATCGGAGATAAAAACACGACCCCGTCGGGTAGTCGGGGTGCGGGCGCCGCCCGTCAGTAACCTGCCTCCTTGGTTGTCCCTTCTCCGCGTGGCTTTCTACATAAAGGAGGAATTCGCCATGCGGAAGACAGCCGTGTCCTCCACCCTTGTCGTGTGCTTCGACGGCCAGTTCTGGGTGGGGATCGTGGAGCGCGTCGAGGACGGTACCCTGAGCTCGTGCCGCGTCGTGTTCGGCGCCGAGCCCTCGAACGAGGAGGTCCTCGACTTTGTGCTCAGGGAGTGGGCGAGGCTACCCCTCGGCCCCGCCGTCGCCCGCGAGGGGCGGGCGATGGCGAGAAACCCGAAGCGCCGCCAGCGCCAGGCCGCCCGCGAGCTGAAGAAGCGCGGACCCTCGACGAAGGCCCAGGTCGCGCTCGCCGAGCAGCGCGAGGCCCTGGCACAAGAGTCCGCCGTCCGCGACAAGGAGCGCCGAGAAGAGGAGAGACGCCGACGCTTCGAGCAGAGGCGTGAGAAGGCGAAGAGGAAGCATCGGGGACGGTAGCAGGGTCACCCCCTCAGCACGTCGTCCATCATCGCGTAGCGCACCGCATCGATCGAGTGGTCGTTGCCGTCCGGGATGTCGTCGAGCCACGTGCCGTCTCGGTCGCGGTCGTACTCCTTGAGGCGGAACTCCTCGTAGGCGAGCGGCGCCCGTTCCGGGTCGATGCAGATCTCGCGCAGCCCCGCCAGCCACTCGTAGCTGAGCCTGCGCATGTTCGACTTCCTCGCAGGGCGCACGCGCAGCCCCGCCTCGCGCCGCCACACGGCCATGCTCTGCTTGCCGTCCGGCGTGTCGTCGCACCAGATGAGCTCGTCGTGGAGGTAGGCGTCCTCGCCTGGGGCGTCCGCGTAGGTGAGCGCATCGGTCACCAGCGCCGCCGTCTCGGCGGGCGTCTTGCGGTTCGCCGAGAGCTCGCCGAAGATGGTGAGCCGCCGCTCCCCGGGCTCCCAGCCGCAGCGCACGAACCGCCAGGGGTCGGGGAACCAGCCCCAGTCCACCCCGCAGCGCGTGCGCGAGAAGCCCCGCACCCGCGCGTCGGACAGGCGCACGGAGACCACGTTGTTGAACACCGAGCCACCCGTGCCCGTCACCTCGCCCAGGTACTCGCTCCTCCACGCCCGCTCGTCGACGCTGCGCAGGTACTCCGCTTCCTCGATGAACGGAGCGCCCAGCCACTCCGGGTGGCTCTCGATGACGTCGAGGTAGCTCGACCGCCGCACCAGCGTGTCCGCGCGCCGCTCGCGCTCCAGCTCCTCGCGGTTCACCCAGCTCCAGAGCGTGCGCGGCGGGTTGTAGCTGTAGAAGATCCAGAAGTCGTCGCCACCGCGCCGAAGCGAGTTCAAGATGCTCCGCACCGCGTCGATGCCGTCGAACTGGTCCAGCTCCTCGAACCAGATCACCGCAGCGTAGCCGCGCGCGAACTTCACGCCCTTGAGCTTGAGCGGGTCGTCCGCGCCGCGAAACACGATGCGCTGCCCGGTCGGCAGGTACGTGAGCTCCATCGGAGAGATGCGCGCGCGGAACCACGCGTCGAGCCCCAGCGCCGCGATCGCCCACGTCATCTGCGAGAACACGGAGTCGCGCAGCGTGTTCGAGAACCTGCGCACCACCACCGCGTTCGCCTCAGGGTTCAGCAGGAGGAGAAGGACGATGCACACGCTGATGAAGCTCGACTTCGTGGAGCCGCGCCCGCCGTGGAGCCAGTAGTGGGTGTGTCCGTGCGCCATGACGTCGCCCAGCACGTCGTGAAAACGCGGGATGACGAGCGAGGAGGCGTCAATCATCGGCGCGCTCCTCGCCGAGCCCGTCCAGCGGCAGCGTCTGCTGCACGGGCTGCGCCACCACGCCGAGCACGATTTTCGGTGCGGCGTCGGCCTTGGCGTCATCGCGCTGGCGATCCGCCTTGCCGAACTCGTCGGGGTACTTGCGCTCGAGCAGCCACGCGGCGGCCGTCCAGTACTGGTTTCTCGCCAGCGCCGCCGAGCGGATGGTCGTGAGCAGCGTCCGCTTGAACGCCGATTCTTCCTTTTTTAGTCCCTCGCTTAACTCGCGCTGCAGCTTGTTCTTGGGATTTCCGATCCAGCGGTAGAACGTCGACTCGTGGATGCCCAGCGCGCAGATGATGTCGCCGTTGGAGAGGCCGTCCGCCTTGAGGCGGATCGCCTCGTCCACCATCTCTTGCGTCAGCTTCGGACGCCTCGCCATGCGTATCACCCCCGTGAAACTCGGTAGAACATCTCACGGTGGATTCTCGCGGCGCGTCACAAAGCGCAGGTACAATATGGGCGCCTAGGCCTCTCTACTCGCACCCCGGGCAGCGCTTGGTGTGAGAGGTTGAGGGGCGCCCTTTACCGCCTGTAGGTGGTTGTGGACCCCCGCTTCCTAACGTGCTGAATCGCTAAACAGAGACAATGTTATCTCTGCTGCGTTCTTTGCCGTCTTCCCCAGTCCAGCGCGTCATGACCGTAAACTTGCTGGGAGAGCCGTCGGCAAAGAAGATGGTTTCATCGAAGCTCTCGCCGGGCTCCAGCCGCTCGTAAGGCTCCTTATCCTGTATGAAGGCATAAGGCCCATCATTTTCGTCATACTCACAGGTGACATTGGTTACGGTGGTGCCACCCGTATTGGAAACTCGTATGCGGTGCCCCTTTAATCCAATGCGGACATAGCGGGCTTCCACCTTGGAAGAAGTCCTTCTCTCCGCAGCCTCTTCCTCCCTCTGAAGCTGTAGCTCATGAAGTCTGACCTGCAGCTCTGCAAGCTGCTCGCTCCGCTTCTTGTCGCGTAGGCTCAGCCTGTAGTTCAGAATGAAGGAGATGATGGCGAGGATAAAGCTGAGCGCCGATATGACGATTGGCGCAAAGGTGACGAATGGCGAATCTCCAGTCATTTGACCTTCCAGCCCTTTCGCTTCAGCGTCTTCTTCAAGTCCTTCAAAAGCGCCGAGACGATGTCATCTCCCATATCCTGGATTGTCGCGTCAATCGATTCCGAGTTCGCTTCGATGAGCTGGTCTCTGGAGATTGCCGTCCCGCAATGCTCGCAGATGTAGTATTGCTCATCGGTTTGGCCTTGATTTTGGTCAGACGCCTCAGAGAACTCAGTACAGCCGCATGTGGGGCACAAAAGCGATACCCGCACCGATAAGTCGTCCATGAATCACCTCGGATCAATCGTTGGGTATTTCAGTACGTCAATTTTACTGCTGAAGAAACTGCAATACGGAGCAGACGGACCCGAACGCGTCTGAACTTAGTCCTTCCGCTCCCGCTTACCCTTGAGCCCGTACTTCCTGCACAGCCGCGAGTTGCGCTGCCGCATCATGTCCCGCTCGCGCCGCACGTCGTCGATGTCCGCCGCCTCCTCGGCGGCGACCCGCTCGCGCTCCAGCTGCTCGTTGAAGGCGCGCTCCTGCGCCAGGTGGTACTCCTCGGTGCACCGCCGGCACATGCCGGTCTGCCGATTGATCTTAACGCCTACCGCGCCGCAGGAGGGGCACACCGTCTGCACCGCCAGTGAGCAGTGGATACGGCTCGCGCGCATCTCCACCGCCCGCACAGAGTGGCGCACGCCGCAGCGCCGCTCGATCTCGGCGGCGGCGTGCGCCGCGCCCCTGAAGCTCACCTCGCGCAGGACGTCGTCCTGCTCCTCCGTCCACCAGCTCATCTTCGCCCCCTCCCGGCCCGTCTCATACGCCGCCCGCGTGCGCCATCGCGCCGAACACTGCCGCTTGAGACACAATGCAAGCCCGCTGCCAGCGCAAATGCCGCCCGTCTCAACGTCTCAAGCAGAACAGCACCCGGGCGCCTTGCGCGCATGTGCGCGCGCACGCCCGCGCGCGATGCCCCTGCAACCCTCATTCCGGTCAAGACACCAAGACAGGAGGGGCGGGCGACCACCCTCACCAGCCGGTACGGCCGTCTCAAATCCCGTCTCAACATGGCGCGCCTCCTTGAGACGCGATGCCGGCACCGCCTGCGCCCGTGGCCCCGGCAGACCGGTCGAGAAACGCCTCCAGCGCCTCGTTGTCGATGCAGACGCAGTAGACGCGCCCGGCGTTGCGGAACCGCTTCTGTCTGGTGTAGCGGTGCCCCGAGTCGCGCACGAGGATGCCCTCCTCGTCCATGCGCCGCAGCGTCTTGGCGCGGTCGAAGTTCGCGCCCGCGAGCGCCCGCTCCAGCACGCTCGAGAACACGTACCAGCGAAACCCCGCCGCGCACGACTTCTCCTCGATAGCGCCCCAGCGCTCCAGCCGGTCGTTCTCGCAGTAGTCGTCGAAGTGGATGCGGTTGCCCGCCAGCCATTCCGCGACGAACTGGATAGCACGGGTGTCGGTGTCGCTCTCCGCTCCCGTGGCGTTGCCGAGCGCCCACGCCGCCATCTCCATCGCGCCGTCCAGGCACGATGCCCACTCGGAGCCCGGCGCGAGCACGTAGTACTCGGCGAGCGCGTCCGCGAGCGCAAGCAGCGCGATGTTGTCCGCCTGGGGGTGGCCGGAGGCGATGTCGCCCACGCCGTCGCGCACGAGGGAGAACAGGTCAGCGTAGAACGCCGGCTCGTTCCTCTTCAGCGCCGCCACGTACGCCCGCCCCGCCGTCCCGTGCTGCCGGGCGACGAGCCGGTGCATCGCCTGGGCCGCGCGCACGTCGGCGAAGGGCTCGCCCGAGAGCTCCAGCGTGCGGTTCGAGGCCCCCTGCTGCGTCGAGTCCCCGACGATGGGGATCTCGCCCGTAGCAATCGTGAGCGAGCGCCAGCTGCCCGCCCGCATCATCGAGCGGTCGGAGTTCAGCGCCCCGCGCTCGTGCCCGAGCGAGAGGGAATAGAGCAGGTCCTCTACGATCTGGCGCTTAGTCGCCTGCCCGCCGGGCGCGCCCTTGCTCTGCAGCTCGTCGATGATCACGGGGATGTCATGGAGCAGCGCCGCGGCCCTCACGATGCTCTTGGGCGTGTCCGCGAAGGTGCGGAAGTAGGAGTCCGACCCCTCGGTCGGGTCGCCCCACACGCTGCCCGCCGCCTTGAGCGTCGGCGTCTTGCCGCTGCGGCTCCTGCCCCACAGGTAGACGATGAAGGTCTGCACGCCGAGAAGCGCCACGAGCGGCGAGGCGAAGCTCGCCGCCAGGACGCAGCGGAACAGGGGCGATGCGGCACGCGCCGGCGCGATGCCCGCGACCCACTCGGCGAGCGTGCCGGCCGGCTCCATGAAGGGGCGCGCCTTCAGCGCCTCGTCGGGCGAGGGGTCGAAGCGCACCTCGCCGCCCGCGTCGTAGGGCATGAACGCGCCGAGCGGGCCGTCCGCCCAGCCCAGATGCGTCACGCTGCGCGCGCGGGGACGCTCGCCCGCGCACCGGCGCTCGCAGTCGGTGAGGTAGCGCACCACGTCCTTGGAATTCGTGCTCGATATGTTCGCCCCGAGCGGCGCCAGCGCCCCGATGATGCGCGTCTGGTTGAGCAGCACGTCGCGGTCGAGCGCCCGCTCGCGCACCCCTCCTGCCACCGACACGCGCACGAGCGCGCGCACGTCTCCCGTGTCGACGTCCTCCAAGTCGCACGCGATCCAGGGTGCGGTCGCCGTCACGGTGTAGCGCAGCTCCCCGGCGGCATCCGCCGCCCAGAGCCTTCCCCGGTCGTCCACGTGCCAACCCTCGACCGAGGGCGCCCCATCTGTGGCCTCCCTCGGCGCGGCGTCATCGTCGGGTACCCCTTGCTGCTCGCGCCGCGTTGCAGTCGAACACGCGTTCTTATTTTGAGGGCGAGAAGGCCGTTCCGCCCGCCGGTCCCTCGGCCTGTAGACGTCCGTGCATCCCGCGATCGCGCGCTCGATCGTTTGCGCGCCGTACGTGGAGCCCCCGCGGCGGGAGTCCCACTTGCCGCGCATGAGGCCGGAGCGCCGGAAGATCCGGTCCATGCGACCGGCGTCGCGCCCGCACCAAAAGGCCAGGTGGGAGCACAGCGCCATGTCGGCGGCCGACCGGTCGCCTCCCTGCGCGGAGCAGTCGCCCGCCATGAGAGCGCGGATGGCGTCCCCGCTGCGGGAGGCGTACATCCGCTCCAGCAGCGCGTCGTCGTCCATGCCGTCGGACGAGCTCGTGCCCGCCGCCGACAGCGCCGGCTGCGCCGCGGCCTCCGGCTCGATCCACGTCCGGTACGCCCGTTCGACAACGGCGGGATTCTCCGAGATGGCATCGTGCCCCTCGAAGACCGCCCCGGTAACGGTGAAGTACCGGTCGTGGTCGTACATCTCCACCACGCGCCCGCCCGGCTGGCCCTTGCGTGAGCGCTGCGCCCAGTTGGGCTTCGCGCCCCGGAAGATCAAGTGCAGCCCGTCGCCCGAGGGGGACACCTCGGTGTAGGTGCCAGCCTCTTCGACCACCCAGCGGTACGCAGGATCAAGCACGCCGCCCTCGATCACGTGGTCGAGGTCGAGCCCCGTGTACGCCCGGTCGGGCCCGAACACGAACCCCACGCCGTCGCAGCGCCACCGCCCGACGGCCGCCACGGCCTCGTCGAAGGTCGCCCACGTCGCCGGGTCGGTGCTCTTGGCCATCCGCCCGCTGTTCGCGCACACCGGCAGCTTCGTCGCCTTCCCGCCGCGCTCCTCGCGCCGCCAGCAGACCCAGCGCGCCTCCGCCCGCAGCTCAGCGGGTACGTTTTCTAGCGATGCCATGGAGAAGCACCGCCCATCGCCGTATGCGCTACACTGTCTCCCCGAAGAATCCCGCCAGGAATCTTCATCGCGGCGGGCGTGGCTGCAACCGCGCTCGCCGCCCCTTCGGGGCCGTATCCGACCGATCCGCCGCATCCGGGCGCGCCTGCAAGCGCCCCCGCGCCGGCCTCCGGCCGTTCCCGCTCAGCAGGCGCGCGCGTCGTCGCCATGCCCCACCATCCCCTTCGCCGTGTTCGGGAACACCAGGTCCCTGCAGATGTAGATCCTCCCGTCAACCTTGTCCGCCGGAATCCGCCCGGCGGCGATGCTTCGCCGTATAGAGTTCACGTGCTCTCCGGTCGCGTCGGCAAGCTGCTTCGGCGTCATCAGCAGCGGCAGCTCGTGGAAGCTCCTGACCATGACCCCTCCCTTCCTGCGGCACCGCGCCGCGCCCTCGCGAGGGCTCTCTTGCGGCCCCCGTCCGTACGCGCTACATTACCACGCTTGAAATCACATTGCGATACAAACTCGCCCAATGATTGTAAAACTGGTTGCTTGGTGATTCTCAATGTTGTAATATGATTCCAACGGATACTACAGGAGGCATCTCTACGTATCGAGCCTCCATAGGACGCACGCATCCGAGGAGGGCCGAGCCGTGCCTAACAGCCTGCAAAATCTCAGGAAGGAGGCGGGATACCGCACGGCAAAGGACTTCGCCGAGGCGGTGGACATACCCGCACCCACCTACACCCGCTACGAGCAGGAGCCCGCCAAGATCCCCATCGAGCGCGCCTGGATCATCGCCGACTTCCTCGGCTGCACCATCGACGCGGTCGTCGGCCGCACGCCCATCAAGCCCAGCGAGATGCGCGGCCCCGTGCAGCGCGTCTACGACGCCCTGTCCGACAAGAACAAGGGCCTGCTCGACGACTACCTCGACTACATCCAGTACAAGGACAGCAAGGAGCAGGCGCGCGACCGCGCGCAGGACCAGCGCCGCTACGAGGAGCTGGTCCAGCAGTACAGCCGCCAGTTCTACGAGTCCATGGGCTCGGGCGAGGCGGACTTCATCGATCTGGTGTCGCTCGGCGACGCCGACGCCCTGCGCGCGCGTTTCCTCGAGTTCGTGGAGACGCGCCTCGCCGACGAGCGCGACCGCGAGATCGCCGACGCCCTCGACATGGCGGAGAGCGTAGGGCGCCGCAACGCCCGCGACAACGGCTGGGAGTTCGAGGTGGCGGGCGAGCGCTTCCTCATACGCGACACGAAGCCCAAGGAGCCCCTGTCGATCGAGCTCGCCTGCTACAAGCTCTCCAACATGCTCTCCGCACAGTACGAGGAGCGAGACCGCGAGGTTCTGGAGGGCATCACGTCCGCCTACGACGGCATGCGCCGGCGCCGCAACGCCTTCGCCCACGGCCTCGGCGGCTCGTTCGACAACAACCGCGGCTAACAGGAAGGAGGCATCGCACAAACAATACGGGCCCGCAGGAGCTGGTACCTCCCACGAGCCCAAAGACAGTCCCAACCAAGCGCTAACAAGGAAAGGACCGGTGACATTATATGCCATCGACCGACCATGCGGCCACAGGCGCCGCTATCTGCGCATACCGCGCCGCACGGCCCATCAGCCATCAAACCGCCCGACCCGAGGGGAGGCGGTAGCCATGGCCAAGGTAACCGGAGAGGGTACCATCGTCCAGCTCGAGAAGGACAAGCCCAAGTCCAAGTGCCGCAAGTGGCAGCTGCGGGTCCCCGTGGGCCTCGACCCGCGCACGGGCAAGTACAGGACCCGCACGCGCCGCGTCAAGGACATGACCTACACCCAGGCCAAGAAGGCCCTGCGCGACTTCATCGAGGAGATCGAGGACGACCGCGTCTGGAAGCGCACCGGCACCACCTTCGAGGAGTGCGCCGCCGACTTCATAGAGCGGCGCGACCTGTCCGGCGAGTTCTCGCAGAACACCCAGCTGCGCTACCGCCGCTGCTTCAAGGCCGTCTCCCGCCACATCGGCAAGGCCGAAGTCGCCCTCATCACGCCCGAGATGATCGAGGACATGTACGCGGCGATGCGCCAGGGCGACACGCTTTCGGGAAAACCGTCGAGCGGGGCCTACCTGAACCAGATCAACAAGACCCTCGACCTCATGTTCCGCGACCTCGTTGAGCGCGAGGTCATCGTGCGCAACCCCATCGACAAGGTGGCGACGCCCAAAGTCGACACCAAGGAGAAGCGGGCCCTCACGCCGGCTCGCATGCGACAGCTCGTCGACCAGCTCGAGGTCGAGACCTCGTGCGACATCGGCTACTTCCTCGCCATCACGATGGGGCTCCGCCGGGGCGAGATTTGCGCGCTGTCGTGGCGAGACATCGACTTCGACAACAAGGTGCTCACCGTCAACCACAACTTCGACGCGTTCCGCAACCTCAAGGAGGCGAAGACCCACGCCGGCATGAGGAACCTCCCCATGCCCGAGTTCGTCTGCGATGCGCTGCTGCGCCGCAAGAAGGCCCAGCAGGAGTACTTCCTCACGCGCAACTACCTCCACCGGGGGCTCAAGAAGGGCTGGAGCGAGCAGACCGAGGACACGCCCGTCGTGCTCGACTTCTACGCCCAGCGCGTGCATCCCGACACCTTCGGCAAATGGTGGGAGCGCGACCGCAAGCTCCTCGGCCTGGACGGCTGGTGCCTCCACGAGCTGCGCCACTCCTACCTCTCGATGCTCGCCCAGCAGGGCGTGCACCCCAAGGTGATGCAGGAGCTCGCCGGCCACGCCAGCGCCACGATCACCATGGACATCTACACCCATGTGAACATGGACCAGAAGCGCGAGGCCGCCGACGTCATGGAGGACGCTTTCCAGAGCATTGGCGCCGAGGAGGAGTTCATGGCGAAGCACGCCGAGGACGCCCCGAAGGGCCGCCCCTACAAGGTCCGCCACGTCCGCCCGTCACGCCGCACGAGAGCACCGGAACAAGCCCCGGTACAAACCGAGGAACGATTCGTACCAGATTCGTACCAGCAGCCCGACCGCCCCAAATTCGTAGTCCTCGACACCACCTCTGACCTGCGTTTTTCAGAGGCAATCTAACAAGCTCAACCAACGAACCGTCTCCAATTGGGAGTGCGATCAGGGCGCGCCGTCGCTCGACAAAGCGGTCGGCCTTGCCCACCTGTACGGCGTGAGCCTCGATGATCTGGCAGCTGACGAGGTGGAGGTGATAGTGGCCGATGCGCCGCCCGAAGGCTCAAGGCGGCGCGATGCGCATGTGCTGCGCCACCTTGAAGGAGAGCGCTGCCGTATCTACTATCGAACTCCCTGCGATGATGTCATGGGGATCATAAAGTCCGCTTCGATGCCCGACAAAGTGCGCGTGTTGAGCGTCGGCGACGGCTGGCTGCGCGTCGAACACGATCTGGGCGCTGGCTTGCTCCGGTCGAAAAAGGAGACAGCGGTGCGGCTCATCGACATCGACTTGATCGACAGCGTACTTGCTTGGCCGCCCGACGATGACGACGAGGAGGAGCCTTCGGCTTCGGAGGAGGAGGCGTCATGA